GATTTCTACGAAAAAGAAGGTAAAGCAATTGAAAAAATGCGTCTTGCTATGGAAAAAGAAAAGGAACGCCTATCAGATTATCATACATATGATGATGGAACAGTTGATATGCCATTTTTAACTCCAGATACTGTGAAATGAGGAAATTATGACTTGCAAAGGAACTTCTGCCGATAAGACCGCAATTATCTTTGGAGTGACTGGTCAGGATGGGTCACATCTTTCAGACCTTTTACTTGAAAAGAAATACAAAGTAGTTGGTGTTAGTCGTAGATCTTCTACTGATAACACTCAGAGAATCTCTCACATTAATAATCCGAATTTTCAAATAGTCGATGGCGATATTACAGACTATTCTAGCATTATTAATGTTCTTGCTAAAAATGCTACGTATGGCACTGAAATATATAATCTCGCCGCACAATCACACGTTGCCGTATCATTCAAACAGCCCGCATTAACTTGGGATGTAACAGGCAAGGGGTGCCTTAATCTTTTACAGGCTATCGTAGATTTAAATCTTGACAAGTATAAGGTTAAGTTTTATCAGGCAAGTTCTAGTGAAATGTTTGGCAAGAACTATGATAGAGATCCCGGAACACGCTATGTGTTTCAAGATGAAGAGACAAAGTTCCTACCGCAAAGCCCATACGCTATTGCTAAGTGTGCAGCTCATGAAGCAGTCAGGTTATATCGTGAAGGATATGGATTACATGCCAGTGCCGGTATCTTATTTAACCATGAAGGACCACGCCGTGGAGATGATTTTGTTACAAGAAAGATTACGAAGTGGATTGGCCGCTTTATGGACTGGCTACATAGAATGAATTTAAAACCAGAGCATATCTCCGCCTTATCTGCTCAAGATGACTTGATATACGCATCTGGAGTTCAATACAGTTTCCCAAAGCTGCGTCTAGGTAACTTAGAAGCATCGAGAGATTGGGGGTACGCTGGAGATTACGTGGAAGCGATGTGGATGATGCTTCAGCAGGAAGCTGCTGATGATTATGTCATTTGCACCGGCGAGACTCATACTATTCGTGAGTTCCTAGACGTAGCATTTAAAATGGTTGATATTAATAAGTGGGAACATTTTGTAGTTCAAGATCCAGCATTTTATCGACCAGCAGAAGTTGATTTCCTAAGAGGTGATTCTCGTAAGGCTAGAACGCAATTAGGATGGACGCCTAAAACTTCCTTCGAGGAATTAGTTAATATTATGATATCACATGATATTCAGGAATTTGCTGAAACAAAATGAAACGAGATTATAACGACCCCGTTTATAAACGTGCTCGATCTAATGTATTAAAAAGAGATAAGCACTGTTGCCAGATGCCAAGTTGTGGTTCTAGAAAGAGATTAAATGTTCATCATATTCAGCCGTGGAGTAAAGCGGCCTCGTTAAGATTTGACGAAAATAATTTAATTACACTTTGTCGTAAATGTCATGACTCGATAAAAGATATGGAGCATGTCTACGCTGGTTTATTTATGAGTATTGTTCATGAAAATAATAAGAGACACTAGAGAAAAACAGGGCTGGGAATTTGACTTCTATGATAAAGTCACTGGAATTGAATCCACAAAGATCAACTGCGGTGATTACACAACAGAATTGCTACACAACAAGATTGTTATAGAAAGGAAAGCCACGGCGAGTGAAATAGCAAATAACTTAGGTAAGCGATATAATCGTGCAAGATTCTATCGTGAATTTACAAGAATGAAAACTCTCAAGAAAGCATATATTGTTTGTGAATTTTCAGAACAAGATGTTTATGAATTTCCAAATAATGCAAGTATGTCTCAGGAACAAATATCTAAAGTTAGAATTAACGGCAAATATTTGAGAAAGTTAATTGGAGATATTGAGAGAGATCACCCAAATATTGAGGTAGTATTTTGTGGACACAGAGAAGCCGCTGAGAAATTCACATATGATATCTTAACATTTTGGGAAAAAGAATATGAGAAAAAATGAGTGTCTAGAGTCTATTCGTATCAACTCTGTTAATGTTAAAAAAAGAATTATATATGTTCATTCTGAAATGGACCCTGATGAATCTGGCGTTGATTTCAGAATGGCAGTTAATTTTATTAAAAATTTAGACTATTTAAATGATATCAATAATGAACCTATTACCGTCAAAATGCTTAGCTGTGGTGGCTGCTGGAACTATGGGATGGCAATGTATGACGGAATTGCTTCTTCTCCATCTCCGATAAATTTTATTTCCTATGCTCATGCAAGATCTATGAGTTCAATAGTTCCCCAATCCGCTAATACACGATTGATACATAAGCATTGTGATTTTATGATTCATTATGGAACATATTCAGATAGCGGAGATTTTCGACAGGTCTGTAATGGAGTCAAGTTCAGTGACAAACAAAATGATGTCATGCTTGACATTTATACGTCGCGATGCGTTGATGGTCCATACTTTCAAGAAAGAAATATGAATCATAAACAAACTAGACGATTCATTAAAAATAAAATAGATAAACTTACTGATTGGTGGATGACGGCAGAAGAATCTGTCTATTATGGCTTTATGGACGTAGTAATATAATGTTAGATAGACAAAAAATAAAAAATATAAAACATAGCCATGAAGTTATTGAGCGTCTCAATGACGCTTGGCTTAACCTGAACGTTGACAATAAGTATATCATAAATCCATTAGAGCGTCTTATTACAGATGATCCAGATGAATTTTATGCTAGATTCACCTGCTTGTTAATCAATCCAGATTATTTCTCATTTATGTGTAAGCATTTATTGAATATTAATCTGTTGCCATTGCAGTGTCTAATACTGAAGGAAATGTGGACCAGAAAATTTCCGATGCTTATTGGATCTCGTGGACTTGGTAAGACATTCATATTGTCACTGTATTGTATACTAAGAGCGGCGTTTATGCCTAATCGTAAGATTGTAGTTGTGGGTGCCGCATTCCGCCAGTCTAAATTCCTACATGATTACATGGAGAACATCTGGAAAAATGCTCCAATTTTGCGTGATATGTGCGATTCAAGCAGTGGGCCACGCCGCGACGTAGACATGTGTAAAATGACACTTAATGGAAGCACAATTGTTGCATTGCCCATCGGTGATGGTCAAAAAATTCGAGGTCAGCGTGCAAACGATATTATCGCGGATGAATTTGCGAGTATGTCGAGGGAAATTTTTGAAAACGTGATTGCTGGTTTTGCCGCCGTATCTGCATCTCCAATTGACAACGTACAGGCATTAGCTAAAGAACAATTAGCTCATGAGCTTGGAATAGATTTGTCTCAGTTTAATGAAGATAATGACCGTCTACACCCTGCTGAAAACGCCGGAAACCAGATTGTACTATCGGGAACAGCATATTATGATTTTAATCATTTTGCGGAATACTGGAAAAGGTGGAAGACCATTATAGAAACCAAGGGCGATCTTAAATCAATATCTAATAATGTATTCAATGGAGAGCCTGTCCCTTCATCTTTTAACTGGAGAGACTATTCCATAATCCGCATTCCAGTTAATCTAATTCCAAGAGGCTTCATGGATGAAGGTCAGGTGGCAAGATCTAAAGCCACAGTGCATAATGGTATTTATCTAATGGAATTCGGGGCTGTGTTCACTAAAGATAGCCAAGGATTTTTCAAGCGTAGTTTAATCGAGTCTTGTGTTGGCACAGAGCAAAAACCAGTGCAGACATCTTCTGGAGCTATATATTTTGATCCTATGCTTCGAGGTAATAAACATGATAAATATGTAATGGCTATTGACCCAGCTTCTGAAGTTGATAATTTTAGTATTACTATTTTAGAGGTCCATCCTGATCATCGTCGATTAGTCTATTGCTGGACGACTACCAGAAAAGATCACACAGAAAGAGTGAAAAAAGGATTAACTAAGGATAATAACTTTTATTCATATTGTGCTCGCAAGATTAGAGAGTTAATGAATTTATTTCCTATTGTGCATATTGCTATGGATGCTCAGGGTGGTGGTTATTCAGTTTCTGAAGCTCTACATGATCATAATCAATTAGAACGTGGAGAGGTTCCTATATGGCCTATTATAGATCCAGACAAGCCACAAGAAAGTGATGACCAACAAGGCTTACATATTTTAGAGTTATGCCAGTTTGCAAAATACGACTGGTATGCTGAAGCTAACCACGGATTAAGAAAAGATCTTGAAGATAAAATATTAATACTCCCGCGTTTTGATCCTGTTACTATTGGCTTATCTATCGAACAGGATAAAGCCAACAATAGATTGTATGACACACTTGAAGACTGTGTTATGGAAATAGAAGAATTAAAGAATGAATTATCATTAATTGAAATTTCGCAAAGCGTGAATGGCCGCGAAAGATGGGATACCCCAGAAGTTAAGATTGGAGTTGGCAAAAAACAAAGAATGAGAAAAGACCGCTATTCATCTTTATTAATGGCTAACATGGCAGCTCGATCTATGGACTTTGAAGAAAAACAACAGCAGTATAATGCTTATGGCGGTTTCGCTAGATATGAATCTGATCCAAATAAACGAGAGTCAGCAACTTTTTCTGGACCAAACTGGTTTACTCAGCAAATGAATGGACTATATTAAAAAATTTGGTGTATACTATCCTATAATCAAATTCCATTCTAATTGTAATTTAATTAAGGATATCGTATATGGCAAAGTCTAATCTTCCAGAAAGAAAAACCGAGAGTCCGTATTTTATGTTCTCCAACGCTGAAGATCTTCAGCAAGCCGCTGGAAACATAGATAGTTATGATGGAATTCTTAGTGCTTCAGCTAGTAGACGCTCATATCTTGATATTGAGCCTAATATTTCTGTAAGGACAGATTTTAGCAAGGATGATTATTATCGTTTTCGTCCTCTTGAAGAACCCGGAGTTAATTATCGACAATCAATGTCTATGTGCATGAAGGCATATGACAAAGTTGGTATTATCAAGAATGTAATTGACTTAATGGGTGATTTTGCATCTCAAGGCATTACTCTTAATCATGAAAATAAAAGTGTAGAAAGATTCTACCGTAAATGGTGGGAAAAGATTAACGGGGTTGAAAGATCAGAAAGATTTCTAAATAATCTTTATCGCTGCGGCAATGTAATTATCAATAAGCGTTATGGCAAGATCACCGCGAGTATGCGTCGTGAGATGTCCAAAGCGGAACTGCTAGATATTCCAAGTCAAAAGGTGATCAAGCGTCAACTTCCAGTTAAGTATGATTTTCTTAACCCTCTAACTATTGAAGTAGAGGGCGGAAATGCTGCCGCATTTGCTGGTCAAAAAGTCTATAAAATGAAAGTGTCTCCTTCAATTAAGAAGTCTTGACTTAAAAATGAAAGGCTATTAAATACATTGCCGGAATATATTCGTAAGGCTCTAAG